AGATTCTAAATAAAGATCTCCTACATAATCATGGTTCCTTTCTTTGTTACTAACCTCTAACTCAGCTAGTCTAGTAAGAAGATCTGCTACAGGAAATAAATTACCTGTACGCGTAAGAAATACTTCAGACGGTACAAGCGGTCTGTTTTGCAACTCTGCATCTAATGCACTTCTAGAGTTTTTACTTTTCTTTAATTTTTCTCTAAATTTATCTAAATAATCTTTTGCATCTTGCTCTTGTGTGTTTCCATTAGAGTCTTTAAACTGATTAAGCCCTCTATACGCAGGAACAAAGTAAGATATTTTACCTTTGTCTTCCCACTCGTCATCAAAAGTAATCATATCGTAAACATCTGGATTATAAAACATATCTCTTGCATCTACAGTACCTCCACCTTCCATATCACCACCTGTACCTAAATACATACAGCTTCCAAACTTATATGCACCGTTTTTCATACATTCTACTGATGCTTCGTGCGATGCTTTAAGATTGCTAAACATACCAATCTCCTCCATTACCATTACAGCAGGACGAGTACCATTGGCAGCAAATGCATTATCTTTAAAGGTACGATGCTTAATCTTAGATTTACTACCCATAACTTTCCAGGTACCACCAAGTTTCTTTTTATACTCTGCAATAACTTCTTTACCAGAGTACCAACTACCGCTGTACTGCTTAGAAAAAGGGGAGGGAAAGAACTTGTCTCCAAGCTCAATACCTCCAGGTAAATTGTCCAATCCAAATTGTGTTTTTTTTAATATATCTCCTGAGTATTTAGCATCACCTGCTCCTGTTACAATTTCTGTAGAAGGTGGGTTACCAATATCTTCAGGTTTATATGATTTTGCTCCATCAAATACAAACTCGTGCCCAATAACTCCTCCTGCAACAGAATAAGATTTACCAAACCCACGACTTCCCATCATCATAAAGTTTTTAGCTTCATTTTCCCACAAAGGGCAGCCCATATTCTTTTTATGTGTCCTACGCATGTATTCTGCAGCAGGAACATAGTTAGGTTTACCTATAAACTCTCTGTTACAAGTAAATTCTTTATCATTTTCAAAGCCAGAAAACCCTCTAGCCTCACACCAGTTATAAAAAAACTCCCACTCAAGATCTCTAAGAAATGGCTTGCCAGGAGTTTTAGTTTTAGAATGTGCAGTTTTGTTTAATAAGATTGTCCAGAAGTTTACATAAAAATATAAGTTACCTGGCATCCACACACCGCTAACCCAATACCCTTCAATACACCTTTTCTTTTCTTCTCGCCAAAACAATAAGTATTCTTCGCTTGCGGGATGAAATTGAGGTATTTCTTTAAGTAAAAAAGCAGCTTTGTTAACAATCATATTAATCCTTTTTCAGAGGCAGACTCTTCACCTCCACCTTTAGTGGAGCCTTCGTTAGTTTCTTTATCTACTAACTTTAAAAGACGTTCATAGTCTTCAAATAACTTAACATTAGTTTTAAGGAGTCCTTCTATTGTATCTGCATTTTCTTCGTACGTAAGCACGTCTAAGTATCTTGTTTTTTCATCCATCTTTTTATTCCAAACTAAAAGCTGTCTTTTAGCAGGAGTTATAAGAGATGATTCGTAGAATTGCATAGCAGATTTATATTTACTCCAGTCAAACTTAACATCTTTAATAAAATCCTTACTTATTATATCTTTTCTTGTAGGAAAAGAAATGTTAGCAAATTTAGAATCAGGATCTACCAAAAGCGCAATAGCCCACATTATCTGTGAGCTTTTGCTTTTTGTTTTGCTTCTATCTTCTTTATAGATAGCAGCAAACTCTTGGGGGATTTGTAATTGAGGGTGTAATTTCCAAAAGTTAGCTTCTGTATCGAACCTCTCTAATATCATCTTACAATACCTAGCACGTCAAACATGTTCATTTGGAAATATTCCACTTCTTCTACCATAACCATAAAACCTTGGCCTTTAGGTATAATAGTGTCTCCAACTTTTACATTTTTAACATCTTGACTAACAGCTACAACTTTAGCATGCCCGTCTCTTTTGTTTTCTTCTTCTTTTAACATCTGTTGAGATTTAATAATCCCACTTTTTGTTTCTTTTTCTACTGAAGGCATTTCCACTACGATGTGGTTTCCTAAAGGCTCGTATTTAATCATGTTTACCATTTTTTAAGTGGGCAATGTGATTGCATTGACCGTGTTTTAGCTATTAAAGGGCACCCACATTTGGTGCATCTATTTTTTACATTGAATTCGCATCCAGAACATATTGATGCTCTTGCTTTTGCAATTTGTTCTACATGCTCATTAGGAAATACAACATTCTTCCATCCGTTTAGAATTTCAGACATTTTTCCTGCTACACTACTTTTCTTCTCTTCTTCCATCCTTGTAATATTTAAACCTATTCTTTTTAACTGTAAACATTCCTAAATGTTTCAATCTTACAGATTTAAAGTCTCCTTTTTCTATGCAGTTTTTTACAACTGCAAATTGTGATTTTATTATTAAATCTGCTTTAAACTCACTAATGTTATATTTTGCAGCAAGCTTTTTTATTATTTTGTCCACGTTATTTTGTATGTTATTTCAATTGCATCTTTTTCTATACCGCTTAAAATACTTGGATTTAATTTTTTATCTATAATCATCTTCTTTTTTCTAAGCATTGTAATATGATTATTAAAAGAAGCTTCAGACATGTCTATTTGATTACGCACTAGTTTTCTAACTGGCGTAGAAAATAACATCTTATCTAGATTAGGATTAGATCTGTTAGAATGCCATATAGATAAAAAGCTAGACAACACTTCAATTTCTTTATCCTTTAGTTTTAATACAGGATTAAGAACTTGAAGATACGCTTTCATAGACTGAGGTATATCAGAGTTAATTGGTATTATCATAATTCTATTTCAGGGAATAAAACCTCTGCTTTGTTTTTATCAATAACAGCAATAGATGCTTTAACATATCTTGCTACATCGTATGCTTCTGCTTTTTCTTCTTGATTAGAATCTATTCCTAACTTTGACTGCGCTTTAGCATTCATATGAAGTAATTTATCTACTTGGTATAAGTTAGTATACTTTTCTAAACAATTAAGACATAGTTTAGAGTTTAAAGAAAACTTAAAATGTTTTCTCATTGCTTTTTCAATAACATCCATGTTTAAGAATATCTATTACTGTTAAACTTACCACCAATTGTACCACCTGGTTTTTTAATAATACCTCCAAAGCCTCCACCTTTAACTTTTATTTCTTTCATATAAGTATCGCAGCAAATAGCTTCTGGACATACAACCTCTCCTCCCACTACCTTCATAGTGTGAGTTCCAAGCTCTAAGTCTTTATTACAGTCTGTATTAACGCATTCAAATCTTGTCATGCGACAAATATAATAAAATTAATTATAATTTAACATATTCTCCACTTCTTTTCTGTAATCAGCACATTTTATAAGCTTGTACGTGTCATTCTTTTCATTAAACCACACGATATAACAATCTTTTATTTTAAGATCTGTTTCATGCTCAATAATGTATTTGTATGTAGATAATTGTAGGGAGTAAGTGTTGAATTCACACTCATCTAGGTGGGATACAGGTTCAAGCATTTTATTCTTAAACTTGCTTTTGTAATTCATTTTCTTGTTAGTCTTCCAGTCAAATATAACTAGAGCATCAAGAGTGTTAGAGTAATACAGCTGATCAACCATACCGCATAGCCCAAGTTCTTCTGAGCCAACACATAGCTCTGAACTTACTGGTACAAGATTGTCTTTTGATTCTTCGTAGAATTTTAAAAAGTGGGATTCGATAGTATCATATGCAACCATATCTATATCGAAGTCATATATTGTATTAGGTAGTATCTTATTATTAATGTAATTTTCAGCGTATGCGTGAAACTTACTTCCTTTATTACATGCACGTAAACTAATAGAATCCCACTTATCTAAAATTTCTTGTCTTGTTTTATTTTCTTTATTAGCAGTTTTGTCTGCCCAAAATTCTTTTAAAAAAGGTTTTTTAAACTTACCTATAAACGTGGTAACTGATGTAAGAGGTTTACCATTTAATGTGTAGGTGTGCCCTTCTTCTGTAAATACAACGTTGTTAAACTTGTTCAGTTCCTTGAATATCATTTTCTTCTTCTTGGATTATTTTTTCTAGATACACAGCTAAGTCCATTGCTTCTTCTTGCGCATGCCTTAGCCACTGTAGTTTAGTTAGATCTTTACGGTCCATTGTAGTGCCATACTTTTCTTTACCTACTTGGGCTCTTTGTGTAATCTTTGTACAAACTCTATACTCTATACTACTCATTTTTTGTATTTTCTAATTGTATCTAGAATCATTGCTCTTAAAATCTCATAACACGCTATAGCTACAAAAAACATTTCCATCTTAGTACCCTGTTAAAAGTTTAAGAACATCGTCAATAGCTTTATGTCTATGGTTATCTTCTAGCACTACTTTAAACACGTGATCACTTTCTTTTATTTTAGCAACATCATCTATTGCAGAGTTAAGTGGATTACCTAAATCTATTTGCTGGTAATCTCCACAAAATATCATTATAGAATTTTTACCTAACCTTCCAAGTGCCATTCTTAATTGTGGCTTAGTTAAATTTTGAAACTCATCTATAATAACTACAGCATGATCAAATGTCCTACCTCTAAAGTGAGCTAAAGATACTAACTCAACCTCTTCGTTTTCTACCATCTTCTGAATCTTCTCAGGCTTATTATAAACCTTGCGCATGTTAGACATAATAGGTACAAGCCAAGGCTCTAACTTATCTTTCTCATCACCTGGTAAAAAACCATTGTCCTCTGTTGCAATAGTAGGGCGTGTGATAATAATTTTATTGTATTGTCTTTTAAAAAACATATCTAAGGCCACCTGCACAGCAAGAAGAGTCTTACCTGAGCCCGCTCTACCGACAATAAAACTGAAGGCGTGATTTAAAATATTCTCTTTAGCTACTTTTTGCTCGTCCGATAAAGTTACATTAAACTTAACGTTTCCTTTAGGCGGCTTCTTAGATTTGTTTTCCATAATTATGATCCACAGTTTTCGCAATCTGGGTTATCAATACTGCAAGCATTTGGTTGCTCTGTTTCTTCAAGATCTGCAATCCAACTATCAAAAGTATCATTTTTTGATTCTTCTGATCTATTTGATAAATCTTTTATATGCTCGTCATCAAAGATTACGTTTTTGTCTGCCATAATATACACATTTAATTGTTAAAATAAAAGTGGCCAAAAGAAAACCAAATTGAAACGCCACTAAATTTCAATTGGGAGAGTCATTGTTGGTTCAACTCTCAAACATCACTGCGAGAATAGATGTTATCTGATCCAACAGTCGTCCTCTATTTATTTATCCTTTCGGTGGGTGACTGAAGTTTTATTCTCGCGAAGGCAAACGTACAAAAAAAATTTTATATAAAAAAAAATCCCCCTTATAAAAAGAGGGATTTCAAACCAAAACAAATCATGAGTTGAAAACACTACAACACTTTACAAACATACAAAAAAAATTTTATATACGCAAATGTTGGTGTGTACCTCCTAACCTACTACACCTACCAAGTTTTGAGCGGATTAAATACCCCCTGGGTATTTGCTCCACTCAATTCGTGAAAGTAGTAACGAATAGTTCGTTGCTGCTGATTTATTAACCATATCTAAAACTAAAACGATATGAACAAATCAAAGAAAGGAGCTACGACTCCACAGTCAATTAAGGAAGCTGCTAAAAGTGTAGCCAATGTAGTTAATGCTGCGGAAGCGTCAGCAACTCGCAGTTACAACGCCAACAAACTAGGTGTTCGCAAAGAATTCAATGAGTTCTTCATATCGTT